TCTTGACCGAATTACAGCAGGACTACGCCCACAGCAGTTGATTACATTTGTTGGCGAAGCAAAGAAGGGTAAGTCAATGATGAGCCTTATCATGGCAAATGCCGCACACGTCCATGGCATCAGTCCTTTGTTTGTTTCTTTTGAAATGAGTATTGAAGAGCAAGAGGCTCGTTATGACGCACTTATCTCCAAGGTGTCACACACACGTATTATCCGTGGTGACATTACTAAACGTGAGATGGAGAAAATTGAAAAGGCTTTGCGTATTCGCAAGAACATGCATCCATTCCACATGACTGAGGACTCTTCATCATTGACAACTATTAGTGCATTGGCTGGAAAGATTCAACAGTACCGTCCTGGCATCTTGTTTGTAGATGGTGTGTACATGATGGACGATGAGAACGGCGAACCTAAGAACAGCCCACAAGCCCTTACCAACATCACCCGTTCTCTCAAGCGGCTTGCTCAGAGGTTTGACATCCCAATCGTAGGAACTACTCAAGTGCTATCTTCAAAGTTAAACAACAAGAAGTCACGTGCTATCACGGCAGACTCAATTGGTTATTCATCTTCTTTTGCACAGGACTCAGACCTAGTGCTTGGCGTAGAGTCAGACCCTGATATTGACAACCAATCAATCATCCGAGTAGTTATTGCACGTACAGCACCCAAAGGTGAGGTTCGCATTAAGTGGGACTGGGAGAACATGGATTTTACGGAGGTAGACGAAAGTGGCAATGAAGACAACTGGTACTACTGATATTCAACATGTTCTTGTTGATTTAGGTGTTGAGGTAACTCGTGCTGGAGAAAGAGAAATCTCTGGTCGTTGCCCCGTACACCTAAGCCGCACAGGGCATGTAGACCATTCACCTTCGTGGTCAATGAATGCTGAGACTGGTTTATGGATTTGCTATTCGTGTGGTGCTCGTGGAACACTTGTAGGTTTGATTTCTGAATTAACGGGAGACGAGACATCTTTAATTGATGTTCATTCATTTCTGATTAACTCAAGTCTTGGCAGGATTAATCGTGAAGACATCCCTGAACCTGAACCCGAGATTGATTGGATTTCATACAGTCGTTTTGACGTTGTACCAACGTCTTATTTGTACAACAGGAACTTAGATGCATCTGTTGCACGTTCCTATGGTATCCGATGGGATACATCAAACAAAGCATGGGTTATTCCTATTGTGTCCCCTTTGGGCCAACTTATGGGTTGGCAGTCTAAAAAGCCTGACTGGGTTCGCAACTACCCAATTGGTATCAAGAAGAGCCACACTTTGTTTGGTATTGAAAAGTTCTTAAACAAACCAGCAGTACTCGTAGAGTCACCTTTAGATGTTATTCGTTTAGCATCTATTACAACAGGGGTACAAGGATTAGCAACTTTTGGTTCATACGTCAGCACAGAACAACTTAGTTTGCTTAACTCCGTTGCATCTAAAGTAATTGTGGCAATGGATAATGACGAGGCTGGTTTAAAGGCTAGCAAAATGCTATTTAAAACAATGCCCCGATTTGATGATGGTGTTTTATGGTTAAACTATAAGAACACAAAAGCAAAAGACATTGGTGACATGACAGACGAAGAAATCTATGACGCTCTAAGCACAGCCACTGCAATCCCTGGGTGGGTGCTATGACCTTTACAGGAACTTTGTACCCTTTTCAACAAGAGGCAAGCGAACGGATGGTAGAACGAGGGCAAATGCTGCTTGCTATGGTCATGGGTGCTGGTAAGACACCAACAACCCTGTCAACCATTGAAGCACTTATTGAAGATAATGAAATTAGCAGAGTATGTGTTGTAGTTCCCTCCAGCCTTAAATACCAGTGGCTTCGTGAAATTGGTAAGTTCACTACATCTAAAGCAATTGTTATTGATGGGACTCCAAAGCAACGTGAAAAACTATGGCGTTTGTCTATTGGTTGCCAGTACGTCATTGTTAATCCAGAGAGTTTGACAAAAGACATAAGCCAGTGGGAAGCCATGCGATTTAACGCAATGGTTATTGATGAAGCCACAATCATTAAATCATTTACTTCTAAACGTTCTAAGATGTTAAAGAAGTTAGGTGCTAAATGCCACTACCGTTTTGCCCTTACAGGACAACCTATTGAGAATAAACCTGAAGAGTTGTTTTCAATTATGCAATTTGTAGATTCTTCAGTGCTTGGCAAATTTGATTCTTTTGACAGAACATTTATTGTGCGTGACCACTTTGGAAAACCAACACGATATAGAAACCTTAGACAACTAAATGATTCAATGTCAGAAGCAATGGTTCGTAAAACAAGAGATGACATTAAAGACCAACTCCCTGAAGTAATTACACAAGTTATCCCTGTACAGTTTGACAATACAATTGCAGGTGTATACGAACGTATTTCTACGGATTTGTTAGAGCAAATTCAAAAAGCAATTACAAGCAACGGCAGGTCTTTTGACTTGTGGGCGCACTACCACGGAGGTCAAGGAAATGAAGCGCAAGGTCAAATTATGTCTAGGCTTACTGTATTACGTATGCTCTGCGATAATCCTAGGCTGGTGGTGGAATCAGCCAAAGCGTTCAATGACCCTACCCAAAACACTGAAGGAAGCGCATACGCTGCCAAGATACTTGCGGAGGGTTGGCTCCCCGAAACTTACAAGACACCCAAACTAGATACCGTTGTTGAATACATTAAGGATGTTTTAAATGAAGACCCAACTAACAAAGTGGTACTTTTCTCGTTCTTTAAGAAGAACCTACGGATTATCCAGGAAGCAACTAAGGGACTTACGCAAAGCGTACTCTTCATGGGTGGTATGGGTGCAGACCAGAGAGATGTTGCAAAGCAAAAGTTCGCAACCGAGGATGGCGTTCGGCTCTTTTTATCCTCTGATGCAGGAGGTTACGGGGTGGACTTACCGCAGGCCAATTACCTTATCTCTTACGATTTACCTTGGTCTGCTGGAAAACTGGACCAAAGAGAAGCCCGAATTATCCGTCTGTCGTCAACACATCCGCACGTTACGGTTGTATCTTTCGTCATGAAAGGCTCTATTGAGGAGCGCCAATACGAAATGCTTCAACAAAAACGAGAAATAAACAAGGCGTTCATTGACAAGGGGTATGACAGTCAGGGTAAATTTGAACTGAACTTGGGCACCCTGTCTGAGTTCCTAAGCCACTCAGAGGTATAAATATGACAACGCCAGATTATTACGAAAGACTTGCACAAGAGTTTAAAAAGTCAAAAGAAGCAATTGATTCATTAACAAAACGCCAGAATGAAATGCGAACCGAACTTGTAAAAGTAATACAAGAAAACGGATATGAAGATGACAAAGGGCATTTGTGGTATTCGGCTGGTTCCGCAGAGATAAAGTACGAGCGCCGTGTTAGTCGTTCTTTTAACATTGAAGCCGCCGAACAATGGGCAAAGGGTTTAGGCATTTGGGAAGACCTTAAAAAGGTTGTGGAAATGCTGGATGAAGACAAACTTCTTGGGTACGCATGGAACCACAAAGATAAAGAAGAAGAGATTCAAGGTTTCTACACAGAAAAGGAATCATGGGCACTGAAGGTGTAGATGATTTCATGGGTCTCTTTGGGGACTTGCCTAACTTTCCAGGCAAACGTGCTCCCAAGAACCGCCCTGATAGTCCTGAAGTAGTTAATTCTGTACTTGAAAACCGTTACAACGGTATAAAAGGAAAAGAATACATAATCAATGGTGAGAAATTAATGATGTACACCATTGGACAAGTTTGTGCCGCACTTGGCAAAAGTGCTGTTACACTCAGGTCGTGGGAAAGCCAAGGCTGGATACCTAAATCCAGTTTTAGAACACCACCACCAAATAATGTACAAATACCAGGAAAAGCATCCAAGGGGCGGCGTCTTTATACGCAACAGCAACTTGACACGCTTATAGATGGTGTGTCATTATTTAACATAGCAGACCGACACCGAGGTGATTGGAAAGCGTTTAAGCAATACATTCAAGAAAATTGGAAGAGATAATTATGGGAAAATATGATGAAGAAAACACGGGCTTTGAAACTCGTGAAGAAGCAAGCACAGAGAAGCCACAGGCACGTACGCTAGTCCGTGGTGGTTGGGGAAGCGTTGACGCAGTCAAGAACGCAGACTCACCATTCGCACAGCGTTTGAAGATTGCGGATGAACCGCAAATTATTAAGTTTCTTGATGACGAGCCATACGCATCATGGCGTCAGCATTGGATTGAGCGTCAAGGACAAAAGTCTTTTGTTTGCATCGGTGAATTTGATGACAAGGGTTGCCCATTGTGTGACTCAGGTGACCGACCTTCAGTTCGTATTGCGTTTAACGTCGCTCTACTCATTGCTGGCGAAGAACCTGTAATCAAGTCCTATGAAGTTGGACCACGAGTTATTGACCAGTTGAAGAACTTCCACACGGACCCACGCACAGGACCTTTGTCTAAGCACTACTGGGCAGTCAGCAAGACTGGCAAGGGCGCTACTACAGCCACTAGCCACCAGTTGGTTAAAGACCGTGACCTTGAAGAGTGGGGCATTGCAGAAATTGATGACGCAGGTCTCAAGGGACTTATCAGTAGGTCTTACACTGCCGACATCATTTCAATCCCGTCTCGCAAAGACCTGATTGACATTGCCAACGAACTAGAATAATGGCAGAGGGAGAAACTCCCTTTGTTGTTACATCCTTAGAGCAAATTCATAAACTTGTTGCCGACGTGCAGGAAGTGGGCGCTTTTGCCTTTGACGTTGAGACACGGGGAATACTAGAACGCCACCCAGATATGGTGGATGCTATGGAAAAAGCGTGGAAGAAACACGTTAGTTCCTTAAAGAACCCTAGTCCCGAGATTCAACGCCGTGCTCACGAAAACTTTGAAGCAAAGTACCGTGGCATGTTGGCAGTTGACCCTTTGCGTAATGATGTATTTTGGATTGGTATTGCAACACGTGGAAAATCGTGGGCAATCCCGATGGGTCATCCATTGGGGGAAATCATTGAGCCTGAAGAAATAGGTGATGGTTCAACGATTCCCCCAAGTGGGTACCGCAAGGTTCTTAAAAATGGTCAAGAGTCTATGGCAAAGTCCACGTACCATATACCTGCTGTGTTCTCAGAAGCACCCTTGCAGTTATCTCGGTCAGATGTCTTTGAAGCCTTGAGACCCATATTTTTTAGTGACCTTGTAAAGATTGGGCATAACGTAAAGTTTGATGCTCGTAGCATCTGCAAGTACTACGGAGAAATACCACCAGGTTTGTACGCCGACACCATGTTGTTACAGCACCTAGTGAACGAGAACCTCATGTCTTATTCATTAGAGAATCTTATTATGCACAACTATGGCAAACATAATGCGTACGAACGAGATGGCAAACTAGGTAAGTTTATTACCTCTGTTCCATTTAACAAAGCAGTTAACTACGTCCACCTTGATGTTCGCTGGACATGGTTGCTGTACACACGGTTGTGGAAAAAGGTCAAGCAAGATACTGCGCTAGTTAACTCTTTCTACCAAGACACAGAAGTATTACATATCTTGATGCATATGGAAAACGAGGGAATACCCGTTGACCACCACAATATGCAGTTACTAGGTAAAGAGTTAGACGGCAAGATGCGTGACACCTTGTTGGCTCTCCATGAGTTCACGCCAGCAGGTTTCAACCCTGACTCCACTAAGCAAAAGCAAGAGTTCTTATTTAATAAAAAACGTGAGGGTGGTTTAGGATTAAAGCCTTACAAGTTGACCAAAGGTGGTATGCCATCTGTAGATGAAGAAACTTTACGGCACCTTGAAGCAGAGCACCCAGCGCTTGAACTTCTAATCCAATGGTCAGAAACACAAAAACTAAAATCAACCTTTGTTGATGGCATGCTTCCTCGCTTGTACAAAAGCAGACTGCACCCTTCCTTTCACTTACACCGAACAGCAACAGGTCGTTTGTCGTCCAGTGACCCCAACCTTCAAAACATCCCACGAGATTCAAACATTCGTAGTTTGTTTGTAGCCCCCAAGGGTCACACTTTGATTGTGGCTGACTATGACCAAATTGAACTTAGGGTTATGGCGATGTATTCACAAGACAAGGAACTATTGCATGTGTTCAATAACAATATTGACATTCACACGGGTGCGGCAGCCCTTCTCTTTAAGAAGAAGATAGAAGACGTAACAAGTGAAGAACGCCAGATTGGTAAAGGGGTTAACTTTCTTACAGCCTATGGAGGCGGTCCAGGGAAGTTAGCACGTACTACGGGCATTCCATTTGAGCAGGCTCAAGAAATGATTCAAGAGTACTATCGCCAATTTGCTGGGCTAACTGCTTGGAAACAAGAAGTAGTGGCTGAGGGTAGGAAGATGGGCTATGTCACCACCTTGTCAGGTCGTAGGCGCAGACTCCCTGACCTTATGTCCAGCGATAAAGAAAGTCGTGCCCGTGCCGAACGTCAGGCTGTAAATGCCGTAGTACAAGGGTCAGCGGCTGACCTATGTAAGCAAGCAATGATTAATATTGCTCGTGACCTAGCAGGTACCAATGTAAAGATGCTAGTACAGGTTCATGACGAATTGGTAGCCGCAGTCCCTTGTGAAGAATTAGATTCAATTATTGACCCGTTCATTACCGCCATGGGAAATGGTAACGTAATTAAAGGAGTTCCTCTCATGGTTTCGTATCACAACGCATCCAATTGGTCGGAGGCAAAGGGATGATAATGATAGATATTGACCAAAGAATGTTTTATTTGATGCTTTCTGCTACGGAAGGTCAAAAGTTTGCCAGTGCCATGGGGTTTCCAACCCCTTCAGAAGATGTGCAAGAACTTGAAATTATGGATGTGTTGTCCAGATGGATGATGGTGCACAGTTCAGGACTGTTGGACGAAATACGAGAAGCAGCCGATTGGTTTGTAGCATTTCTTGAAGAAACTGATAAGATTAATTCCCCCTCTGAAGATTTTGTCAATGCACTTATTGTGTTCTCTATTGCGCTTAACAACAAAATGTTGGACAATGGTCATATTGGTCTTATCGTTTCAGACGACGATTTAGAAATACTAGAAGGATTAGAACATGAGTGATTGGTGGTCAAAGAAACTTGCTGGGGAAACACCTACCCCACAGCGTCCAAACTTGCCTCCCGTGCAGGCTCCTATGAATTTTCCGCAAGCATATCCAAGCGCACAACAATCGGGTGCAGTGGTATCTAATCCAAACGTCATGCCCGAAGACGCAACTCTCTCAGACTACTTACGCTCAAACTCCACAAAGGGTGGTAAAGCGGCTCGTACTGAAAATGCAACTTGTCCCGACTGCGGTAGTTCCTACTTGTTTACTCGGACAGGTTCTACTAGTCTCAACCCAGCCCCTCGTTGTTACGAGTGTGGTTGGAACGGGATGTATTCCCAAGCAGACCAATCCAGTTGGTCATAGAAAGTAACAATGCCATTAGAAACAACACATGAATCATTAAAATCCATTATCTCTTCTATTCAGAAGAAGTATGGGGATGACATTATCGTTAGAGGAAGTGACGTTAAAGAAGAGATGACTCGCATCACTTCAGGCGTTCTTGCGTATGACCTTATGCTTGGCGGAGGATGGCCCGTCAATCAATGGAGTGAAATCATTGGTGAAGAGTCATCAGGTAAGACGGCTATGGCATACAAGACTATTGCGGCTAACCAAGCACTTGACCCTGAGTTCACAGCCCTTTGGGTTGCGGCTGAAGAGTATGTACCTGAGTACGCAAAGGCTATTGGTGTAGACCTTGACCGTTTGTGGGTTGTAGAAACCAACTTGATGGAGCAGGTGTATGACCTTGTACTTCGTGTGATGGATGCTCGTGCAGTAGACATGGTTGTTATTGACTCCCTTCCTGCCCTGGTGCCAGGAGATGAGGCTGAGAAGACCATGGAAGAGTTCACTATGGGACTTGGTGCTCGCTTGACAGGAAAGTTCTTCCGCAAGGCGTCTAAGGCTCAAAAGCGTTCAATGATTCACGAAGACCGTGGTTGTACAGGAATCATGATTAACCAGTGGCGTGACAAGATTGGTGTGATGTGGGGTGACCCTCGCACAACCCCAGGTGGCAAGGCTAAGAACTTCCACTACTTCTGCCGTGTTGAAGTAAAACGTGATGAATGGCTTAAAGTAAAAGACGAGACAGTTGGTCAATCTATTAAGGGACGTACTCTTAAAAACAAAACAAGTGCTCCCAACAAATCAGCGATTGTAGATTTTTACTTTACACACGCTAATGGTTTTGAGTTTGGTGATTTTGACACTGTTAAAGACATGATTAACATTGCCGCTTCTGTGGACATCATTACTCGTGCAGGTGCTTACTATTCTTATAGTGACCAGCGTTGGCAGGGCAAGGACGCAATGCTGTTGGCTTTCCGTGAAGACTTAGATATGCAAGCAAAGTTGCGTCTTGAGGTCTTTACACACTTTGAAATCCCAGCACCATGACGCTAGGGGCTGATGACCGCAAGGACATCATGAAAAAGTCCCGTAAACAAGAAAAACGTTCAGCGGTTACTTACAATGGCAGTCGCAACGCAGGCTCTGGCTCTTTTTGGTTACGAAAGAATGATGTGCGGTCAGTTGAGTTTCTTATTGAAAACAAGTTGACCATAGGAACAAAAGGTATTACTCTCAAGGAAGTAGACCTTAGAGAATTGAGAGAACGTGCGATTATTGAAGACCGTATACCTGTATTGCAGTTTGACCTCAATGGTCGTAATTACGTGGTTCTTGTTGAAGACGATTTTTTGGCGATAACAGATGATGACAAAAGTTGATTTACATACAAAAATATTAGAATTATTGTT